ATTCGTGGGTCTCAGTGTAATATAAATCATCCTGTATTTTCATTTTTTCCTCCATTTACCAGAATTATATATTGTATAGCCCAAATCTTTGGATGGTTATTTTATGTCAAGAATAATCAGGATTATTCAGGTTGTTGACAAAGCCCCTTATAAAGTCTCACCCAAAGTTGCAAGCCCGTCTCACTTGGACAAGTGGGGATAACGCTTTATGAGGTGGGGAGATATGACGGACTAGGTTTGGACTTGGACATCGGCTGTTTTGGACGTTTCTGGACGTCTTTGTATCAGTAATAATTGCAAATAGGGCTGATTTTGGACTGGAGTTGGACATCCGCCAGCTCCAGCCCAAAATACCGATTTAGAAAAGCCGCAACTGAAGTGACAAAACTCCAATCAGAAATGCTTCGAGACCCTGATCTGAGTCTATAATCTGGACTTTGTAGTCTAAATTAAATGGCTGTAAAATAATACGTCTATTGGTGGGATCGAGTTCCACTTTCTTGAGAGTTACTCCATCGTCGGCTCTGATCGCACATACCCTTTCATTGGCAATTTCCCAATCCAGCTCCTGTTTGATGACCACGATGTCCTCATGCAGGATATTGGGTTCCATACTGTGTCCATTTACTCTAAATGCCATATACTTATCAGTCTGCCCGGGGAGTAAGGAACGAGGGAGCTCAAGATTCTCACCTAAATCCCGGCAGTCTATAATGTCCTCTCTGGGTCCGGCGGAAATGTCGCCGATAATCGTGAGGTTCACGGTGCGAGTGTAATCTATTGTAGGTGCTTGAATTAGCCCGGTCTTGCTGTCGACGACCTTGAGTTTTTCCTCCAGTCTCTCCTTCATCCACCCATCGAAATCCTTCACGATCCGGGTCGTACCCTTGCCGGTCAGAAGCCAATTTACATTCACTTCAGACTCGGATAACTTGAGTAAAAGTTCGGGATCTGGGTAGCGTTCTCCGGCCTTATACCTCGATAACGAGGCGGCCGAGATGCCATATTTATTGGCGAACTGATAGTTTTTTAACTTCATACTCTTCATCAGCATAGCCAATCGTTGTCCAACCTCTGGGGCTGCCATAATACCTCCATTGTTCAATTTGCCATTGACATATTTCCATACGGATTTATAGTGAACTCAGAACATCAATAAATAGCCGTATAGTTGTGTCAATGATTATTTTCGGAGGGGGTCTATCCCAATGGCATTCGTGCCGGCAAGTTTGGCACCCTTCAGAAAAGTGCCGGAAAAATCCGCTGGACTGCAGAAAGGACTTCCCAAGATATTGGATGCAAGGTACTTAGCACCCTGTTAAAACTAACCAGAGAGGTGAAAATGACCGCGAAACAGTGCAAAAAGTCGAGCTGCGAAGCCTGCCAAGTGCAGAATGTCCAAGTCCAACCATATCCACTCGGACTTGGACAAAATGGCTTCAAGCTCTCACTGCGCATAGCATCCGGGCACAATATCCATTCTTTGTGCGAAATTGTGTCCAAGTGCTACGGAAAATGTCCAAGTCCATGTCCAAGTCCAGGGGAATGTCCATGTCCAAGTCCAGGTCCGGCACCTTCAATTTGTCCAAGTCCAATTACAGGTAATCGGATATCATGGGAAGGATATGAAATGGAGAGAGATTTTACGATGATCTGGCTGCCCCTTGCACGGGTAGCGGAACTGACAGGCAAGTCGATCAAGACGATCCGCAGACTGGTGAAAGAAGGAAACCTGCCTGCGGTCAACAGATTGGTGCCCAGCGGGAAGAGCCATACCACCAAGACCTTCGTTCTGGCGGCAGGTGAGCTTCTCGATCTGGAGATAGCTGACTGCAAGAGCAAGAACCAGCATGGAGTCTGCCTGGATCGGGAACTCATGAATATGGGCTCCGATAAACGGGACTGCCGGTTCGTCACAGCATACATCAAAGTAGGAGATAAGGAGGAATAATGGAAACACTGGAAGAGATCATCGGCCAGTATGACAGAGCAGAATATGACGCAGACTGCCGGAGGATAGCGGAACTAATCAAGTCCGGAGTCCCGATCAAGTTCACGAAGTATGCCACTGGATCAGATAAAACTATCCAAACGGAGATAAAAGCGAAGGTGGTCGGCAGAATCAAACCTGCTCCAATCGAAAATGTACAGGAAGCACCATCTGCAACTGAGATCGCCTCTCCTATATATAAGGTAGAGGAACCACAGGCTATCGAGCCGGTAACGATCTCTGAGCAGATCGAAGCCGCCAGCTTGAATCTGGAGCCTGAGAGCAAGGAACTGCTCAGTTGCATGATTGAGGCTCAACTCCACTCCCAGTTCTGCGAGACGGTTCTAAATCGCCTGGCAGAGACGGAAGCCAAGTTAGAAGAGTGGAAGCTGATCGCCAAGGAGTACAATGCAGGGCTCCTGGTGCCCGAGTTGAAAAAGATCAAGGGACTTCGCCAGGAACGCACTCTGAGGTTATGGGTGGAGAAGTACACCGAAAGCAACCGGGATATGTTCGCCTTAATCCACAAGAGCAAGAACCAGCTCCGGGGCCGCAAGGTTACCTATCTGGAACAGCACTTCCTGATGAAGCTGCTGCTCTCGCCTCAGAAGATCAAGATCGGCTCCGCCATCGTGACCCTCAAGAGCTATGCCAGGTTAGGTTCTTTGGAATCTCCCAGTTCAATACCGACCCTGAGACGCTGGTGCGAAGATTACATGCGGAACAATCCAGCCGTCTGGACTCAATCCAGGCAGGGCAGCAAGGCAGTGGCGGAAGAGATAGTCAAGACGATCAAACGTGATAACGAGCTGCTGAAAGTGGGTCAGGTCTGGGTAGCCGATGGTCATACCCTCGCTTTCGATATTATCAATCCCAAGACCGGGAAAGCCCAACGGATGACCATGATCATGGTCTTTGACTGGGCAAGTCGCTATCCGGTGGGAGCCACGCTCGCCTTCACTGAAGATAGCCAACACATCCAGATCGCCTTCAGAAATGCCATCCTCAACTGGGGTGGGGTTCCCAAGTACGTTTATCTCGATAACGGCAAAGCCTTCAGATCAAAGCTGTTCAATGAGAAGTGGCAGGATCATGACCTCACCAGTGACCTGGCGGGTATCTTCCCCAGGCTGGGCATCGAAGTGGCCTTCGCAGAAAGCTACAATGCCAAAGCCAAGATCATCGAACGGTTCTTCAAGACCTTCCAGGAGCAGTTCGAACGCTTCATCAGCAGCTTCCGGGGAGCATCGGTGGCCGATAAACCTGCCACGCTGATGCGCAACGAGAAGTGGGCAAAGAAGTTGTATGAAGCTAATCCTCCCACTCTGGAAGAGGCCATGCAGATGATCGGGTTCTATATCCGTAAGATGTATGGCGAGACTCCTCACAGCGGACTGGGCGGTAAGACCCCCTGGTCGGTGTATAGCGCAGTCAAGCCGCCAGCGGAACGCAAAATCGAAGCCAAGCGGCTCAACTTCCTGATGATGACCGAGAAACGCAAGACCCTGCGGAATAACGGCATCGTTCTCAACAAGCTGATGTACTGGGATACGAAGCTGATGGAACACATCGGCAAGGAAGTCATTATCCGCTACGATATGGCAGATCTGCGCTGGATCGTAGTCTATGACCTGCAAGACAACTTTATCTGCCAAGCCGAGGTTCGCAGGTCGCAGAATCCCTTCGTACATCTCGATAAGAGCAATCCCATCTCCCAAGCCGAGTTGAACAAGGAAACCCGGGAGATCAAACGCTACCACAAACAGATCGAGAGGCGCACCAAACTCACCGTCCGTCATAGCTCGGATGTAGTCGAGAACCTGGTCAGGCCGCTGCTGATGTCTACTGCGAACCCCACCTTCATTCAACCGCCAATGCTGGAAGCTCCCCTGCCGGGTCCTGAGCAGGAGATAGCCAGGCTGGAACAGATAGTTATCCACGAGCAGAATCCGGTGGTTCAAGAAGTTCCGGAACCGCTGGAAGAGATGGCGAAGCTGGAAGCGGAAATAATCCAGGAGCAGACCAAAGACGATAGTGATAACCAGGCTAAGCATCCAAGCTCGGATATCAGCCTGAAAGAGATGTTGAACCGGATCGGAGTAGAGAGGAAATAATCATGGAACAAGGAAAACTCATCCAAACCGTCAATGTGACCAGGGCCCAGCAGTGCATCGACTTCCTGCTCACCCGACCCAAGCAGGAGATCGTCGGGTTGGGCATGCTTTATGGCAAACCGGGACTGGGCAAGACCACCTTCGCTACCAGAACGGCCTTCCGCAATGGTTATACTTACCTGCGCCTGGAAGCCACTTCCACTCCCAAGACCTTCGCCAAAGAACTGCTAAGCAGCTTATACCGTAACTATGGCTATGGCGATTACATCCCGCATGGATCGACCAACACGCTGTTCAAGCAGTGTGTTCAAGTCCTGTGTGAACAGCAGGACGCGGTGGTCATCATCGATGAGATCGACTATGCCTTCCGCTATTACGAACTGCTAGGTTCGATCCGGGACTTGGCTGACGAGACTCTGGCAGTAATCCTGCTGATCGGGATGCAGGAAGCCAAGGATAAGCTATCCCGTATCGATTCCCATTACTTTGACCGCTGCAACTACTTCTACGAATTCCAAGATAATACCAAGGAGGATATTATGAAAGTCACCAAGAAAGTGATGACCGATCCGGTCGATAAGACCACCACAGACTTTGTCTGGAACTACAGCAAGGGCAACCTGCGGCAGGCTATGAAGGTCATGCATATGCTGGAAACCCGCACTGACAAAGAAACCCCCTTATCTGAGCTGGTGCTGAGGGAGGCCTTATGACACAGCAAGATCTGGTTCGCCGCTTCATGCTCCAGTTCCGACGTCCCTTCAACCAGAAACTGGTCTGCAAGATGACGGACGCTCCCCTGGATATCGTCAACGAGGTGATGCGCACGATGCTCGCCGAAGGCAACATCAAGTGTATCTGCCAAGATCAAGAGATCTATGTCTATGCCCATCGCTACGACTTCAAGCTGGTTAACACGCACTCGCAGAAGTTGGACTTCAGCAAGATGGAGTGCGGGAGACTGCTTAAAGTTATCGCCAGTCAGAAAATACGCAGCATCCGTCACCTCGCTTCGATCTACGGACGCAGCAGGCAGTGGATCTATCTCTATCTGGAGGCGATGGCCTCGGTTAAGGTGATTGGCATCGATAAGAGCGGATACTGCGTATTAGACCCCCAGAAAATCCCCATGGTGGGATCGATTGTGATCAAGGGCATCCTGGGCGAACTGCGCAGCAAGGCCGGGATGCCACCCAAGCCAAGAGCGCCGTATCAAACTAAGAAGCGCATGGATCAACACTCACAGCAAGCACTGTAAGATCAGCCAATCGGGGGCATTCTATGGATAAGGAACTGAGAGAACGCAAACTACGCCAACAAATCCACGCCATCCGGGTTAAGAAATTCCACTGGCCGATGGACGCATTCAAGTACATCATGAACGGCATGGGCTACGGCGATTCGCTCAGAGCCCTATCCGAGGACAAGCTGCTCGAGTTCAAGGCCATCATGTTGAAGTATCGCAGGCATGGTCGACCTCTCGAATACAACTACGATAAGCAGGGCAAGTACATGCACGCTCTGATGAAGCAAGCCGGCTGGACCGAGTCCCAGCTGCGGGCATTCACGATCAGTCATTATTCTAAAAGCCACTGGAACCTGCTCACTAAGAAGGAGCGCAGAGCGGTCATCGCTATGTTCCAGTCCTACATCAAGAAACAAGAGATCAATCAATCAACAAATAAACAAAGCGATCCTAAGGAGGATTCAAATGAGTAAAGCGAGCACACCAGTCAAAGAACGCACCTTAACCGACGCTCAAGGTAGGGAATTCCCAGTCAAGGTGCTGCACACCGAAATAGTGGAAAAGGACGCCGCAGTCAAGAAAGCGATGGACTGCGCCATCAAACTGCAAGAACGTATTATCTCCGACAAACAGAAGCTGATCCAGACCATCGAGAAGTACCTGAATGACGCGGCTCGCAGGAATAACCTCGAGTGGAAGGGCAACGCCCTGCTCATCAGCTTTGATGAGAAGTACCGGGTCGAGATGCGCTTCCGGGAGAAGATTCAGTTTGGGATCGAACTGCAACTCGCCAAGCAGAAGATAGACGAGTGCATCAAAGCCTGGTCAGTGGACTCCAATGACAATCTCAAGGCTATCGTCAGCGATGCCTTCCAGTTGGACAATCATGGTCAGCTTGCCCGTTATCGCATCTTCGCCCTGCGTCGCTTCAAGATCAAGGACCCGGTCTGGAGAGAAGCGATGGAACTGATCGATAAGGCCATCCTGGTCACTTCCACCAAACAGTACATCTCGTTTGCAGTGAGAGATGAGGCCGGTAACTACAACAAGATCGTGCTGAACTTCAGTGCCCTGTAATTCTGTCGCATCCTATACCAGCAGATTTTGACGGAATAATGGTAGCTACAGATGATGACCGCAGAAATGACCCAAGTAATCGAGGTAAACGTGAAGAGTTTCAAAGACCGCTACTATAGACCGGATGAGATCGCCGACGTGCTGAACGTCGCCCGTTCCACCGTCTATCGTATGATCCGGGACATCGCTGATCCTCTTCCCGCTTACCGCATCAATGACAAGGGCCCCTTACGGGTTCATGGCAAAGACATTAACAAGTATCTGGTAAGTCACAAGGTAAGACCTGAATATGAGTAACGCACTGGAGTTCCGCATCAAGCGGGATAACTGCAAAGAAGCCTATCTGAACGGCAAGACAGACCCACTTGAGCTGGCGATGATCTTCGGAGTTTCCGATATCACCGTCCGCAAGTGGATCAAACAGGGCAAGTGGGACGAGTTGTTCAAGGAAGAGCGTAAGCTTGACCACGAGATCAGTTTAGCCCGCAAGAAGGCGCTCATCCAGGCACTCAGAGAGTATGCCAAGAACCCGGCTGATACGGCTCTGCAGAGCCTTGTAAACCTGATCAAACAGAACCAGAAGGACGCTGAGCCCTCCAAAGAGTTGAATGACTATATCGTCCGCTTCCTGGATCAGGTGACCGACTTTATGATTGAGAAAGGGCACGAGACTTTGCTTAAGCAGTTCCAAGGTGTTGTCCTTGATCTTGCAGAATACTTAAGAGTTAGAAATGGATAGATATACAGCCACGGACATGGTTGCCTCCAAACCTACAAACCAGCCTACCCTCCAAACCCTCCAAGCCTACAGAACAGCGGAGCCGTTGCCTCCGGTTCCGCTGAACCTTCCTACCTACCTACAGCCTCCAAGCCAACAGCCCGACATGGTCAGTCCTCCGACCTCCGGGTCCCCGACGCCCGTCCCCCTGGGCGTCGGGGGTTTACCCGGTTATGCCTAAGAAGTTCATCCAACGGCATAACAAGGCTCTGACGGAGATCGCATCCAAAACGATCTCCGTCTTGCCTTTTATAGACGATAGTCCTGAAGCCAAAGCAGAGCGGATAAGACGCACCTCTGGATCAGGTTGGGATGCTTTCTCGTTCTTCTGCCATACCTATTTTCCGCATATCTTCCCACTACCTTTTTGCTCAGCGCACGAGACCATGTTCGATGAGACTGATAAGGGCTCAGGCATCATCGCCATTACCGGTTTTCGTGGGCTGGGCAAAACGGTTCTCATGGGAGTGGTCTATCCGATCTGGATGATCATCAAAGGCGAACGCTACGTGATCCATACAGCCGCAGACATAGATCTGGCGCAGGAGCGGACAGCGTTTACACTTCACGAGCTGCAGAACAATAAGCGACTCACCATCGATTATACAGAGTTGCAGCCTGTTGATTCCTTTGATCTGGACTTCTATCTCAAGAACAAGGCAAGGATCAGAGCCAGGAGCATCAAGCAGTCTCATCGTGGAACGATCAATCCTAAGACTGCTAAGCGGCCCGGGCTCATCGTCTGTGATGATATCGATAAAGAAGAGAACATGGGTAACCAGTCCATCGGTAAGCGTAGGATGGAGAAGATCACCCAGGAGCTTGCCGGAGCACTCTCACCTGAGGGAAATGGCAAGATCATCTGGCTCGGGAACCTGGTACACCCTAACTACTCCATCTGCCAATTCCAGGAGCTCATATTAGGCGAAATGCGGGCCGATAACCCGGATTTGGATTTGGGATACCTATCGGTTCTGAAAACGCACCAAAAAGCGATTTTGCGCTTCTCTCTCGAAGATATACATGGCAAGTCCACCTGGGAGGAGCAATACCCCACAGCAACTCTGCCCAACCTGCGAGCCAAGTTCGGATATACCGGTTATCAGAGGGAGATGCTGGGGCAGCCTGTTATCGAAGGGAATATCTTCAAGAACCACTGGTTCACAAAGTATAGATCTCTACCTGAGCCATCACAGATGAAGCGAGTATGGCTCTATGCCGATCCTGCTTGGGGAGAGAAAGGCTGTTTCAAAGCCATTATCTCCATTGGCTATGATGGGAATCGCTTCTACGTGCTTCATGTGTGGATACGGCAAACTGAGAACACCAAGTTCTTCAGATACTACTATGATGCCTATCAGGAGTTAGATCGAATCTACAGAGTGAAAGCCCGGGCAGCCTGTGAAACCACATACGGTCAGGCTCGTATCCTTGCCGACTTCGATCAGTGGGCAACAGATAACCATCTGCCTCCGATAAGCCACCGCATCAAGCGTATCGATAACAAGGATAACAAGAACCTGCGCATAGAGAGAACCGAGACCATCATCGAGACGGCCAAAGTTCTCTTTCCGGATGGACAGGATACACCGACCCTGATATCACAGTTCCTCACTTATCCTGATGGCTATATCGATGCCTGTGATGCTCTGGCAGGTTGTCTGGAGCGGTTCTCCGAGTACGATATAGGCAGGAACAGAGTAAAGGTCAGGAGATTCAGTTTCTGATGAACTACTACGATAAGCTCATGTTGGAGTACTACCGGGTCCTGAACAATGCCTGGAAATCCGAGATTAGGGATGCAGCCCGGCTTGCCATCCAGATGCTGAGTGACATGCCACGAGCCGAGAAACTCAACAAGGACTCCATAGACAAGCTTATGGGCATCATCAATACTCAACTGGGAGATGACTTCGCAGCTCTGGTCAATGAGCCCACCAAGGCGATAATAGACCGCTGTGTGCGGCTTGGATTGAGGGACACCCAAGTGCAAGCCCCCACCAAGACCAGCATCGGGCTCTGGGGCATTGAAGATCAGCATCTATCATCCACCATCCAAAAGCAGCAGTTGTTCTGGATCGGCAACCACTTCGAGGCTGATGTGAGGCAGAACTTTGCAGACACACTCTCCAAAGCCATCGAGCAAGGCTATACAAAAGAGATGCTTGCCAATACCCTCAAAGATCAGTTCAATGATCTCGCCAATCGCTCATCTCACTACTGGCAGGGACTGGCAGAGCATACTGCTCTCCGTATAAGGGAGTTTGGAAGACTGCAAGGCTACAAGAAAGCTAAGGCCAGATACTACAAGCTTGTGGTGATCCTGGATGACCGTACCAGTGATATCTGCCGGGCTCTGGCTGCCCAGGATAAGGTCTATCCCCTTAACGATGCACTGGAAGTGATGGACAATCTTATGGCTCTGGATACCAAGTCCAACAGCCTGGATGATGCCCGTGAATACATCAAAGCCCTTGCGCCCTGGATCAAGGACGATCAGATCGAATACGACTTAGAGATGAACCCGATAGGCGTTTCCGGAGCCCACACTCCGTTTCCACCGTTTCACTGGAAGTGTAGGACAACGACTGAATTCTATAATTAACAAAGCCCGGGGTTAACCCGGGCTTTGTTTTAATGTCTGTTTTTCTTACTTGCCGTTTCTGATCATTCCGATATGAGCGATCACCTTGAAGAACAAACGGTCTGCATAATCAACTACATCATCGAGTTCCAGATACGACTCATTAACAGTGGCGATCAGCGAATCAAAGTTACAGATGAAATCAGGATGATCTCCAACGAACACTTCATAATAACTCGGGATGATCGGGTTGCCAAGAACATCCTGGGTAACGTCATCCCAATTCAGAATTAGCAGACCATCCACTATGGAAATGCTTAGATTTTCTGGTGCCTCAGGTTCAGCAGACGAAGTGGTCATAGCAGTGATCACCTGAGGGTATTGCGTAATCCAGCCAACTTCATCGGTAGCCAAAACCATGAAGTAGTAACGTGTGGCAGGATATAGACCGCTTAGCACTGTAGATACCAAACCCGTTCCAGCATTGCTCAGATTGGGATCGTGGTTCCAATCCCAGTAGGGATCGGTAGTGCTAACCTCTGATGAAGTAGAGTAGTGGATGCGGTACCCCAGGAAATTGATGTCTGCCGAGGCTGTCCAGGTAAGCTGAACGCTGGTATCGGTTATCTCCTCCGCAAAGAAGTTTGTGATGTCAGCAGGAGGCACAGTATCTATCCTGAATATCCAATCGTCATCGATTCCTTGAAGTTGAGACATCCCGCTGTATCCTGTAACTTCGTTGGGATCAGAAGCCCGGAATTCGAACTTATACACTCCGTCAGCGCTGAGGATTAGAGGAACATCGATCTCCACTGCAACGCTACGAACAGAGCTATTTCTGGTAAGACCGATGTTTTGCCATATCTCGTCAGTGTCATAAATACCATTCTGATTCTGGTCGTAGCGATATTGGACGCTATTCATGTCTATAGCGAGGGAATCAAGAATAGTAGATCCTATGGTAACAGAAT